AATAGAAGAACCATTATAGTTTCCAGATGGGTCTTGAGAGCCTGATATAATTAAAACTTTATTAGATGATATATCAAAACAGTTATTATCTAAACCGATAATGGCAGTTCCGCTACTATCTTGAAATAATATTTGATTATTTACGACGAGAGTTGTATTAGTTGATGCGTCTGGTAATTCTAGCGCCGCTAAAACACGCGGTAAAAATGAAATGTATTGAAATGATGTATTTAAATTATTGTATATTATTCCACCTGTATTACCATTTATACTAAATGTATTATTTACCGAGTCTAAAATCATATTATTTGATCCAGTTCCACCTATAATTACAGCAACAGGATCTATTATACCAGTAACATTAAGGTCACCATAAACTACAACATTTCCTGTATATCCTATTCCAGAAAACCCAGTTGTACCAGTAGATTTTTGTATTGTAAATGACCCAATATTCCATAAATTAGGACCTGTTGGTCCCGTTGTTCCCCCTCCTCCGCCGCCAGATGAAGTAAAATATGTAACTTCTTTAGTAGTAACATCATAACCTAAAACGGTTGATTGAGTTACATTTCTAATAGGTGCGATATAAGTTGCGTTAGAAGTTGCGCCGGTTAAATCGGAACCAGAAGCATTAATAACAATACTATTTATTGCTTGATTAGTACGACCAGCGTAATAACCGATTGCTATCGATCCAGAACCTTGATTAGTAAGTCCAGCGCTATTTCCAATAGCAACAGCGTTTACGCCTTGTAAACTTTGACCTGCTGAATTACCAAGCGCTATATTATTAGAACTAACAGATAAATAACTAAAAGAACCGGTTGCACCTGTTATACCTTTTTGCGCTTGTATAACGCTCTGCGCTTGTATAGGAATACCGCCAGTAGGTCCAATAATAATAGAATTATTAGTATTAGTTCCGATCGCTAATGTGCCACTTCCACCCGTTAAACCAGTAGGAATACTAATGGTAGAATTACTGTCAATAAAATTAACAAAATTTAAACTATTATCCACGTTAATATAATTATCAGTGCCATTATTTACAATATTTAATCCAAGCCCTATTTTAAATCCAACTTGATTATATAAATTAAAGAATATGGGATTGATATCAACAACAGCAGGTGTTTCAATTTGTCTCCAAACACTACTACTATATTGGGTTCCATTTTGAATAAAAACTGTACCGTTTTCAGCGTTGCTTCCTGAAGCCATATCCTGACTTCTAGTAAAATAATAGTTAGGTGCATTATAACTGACATCATAAATTCCATTGTCATTAGCGGGAACAGTGGGATCAGCAGCGGGTAAAAAAATGCCTTGATTATTAAATAAAACTCTATCCCCAATTTGTAACTGATAACCATCAATAACTAATGGTCCAGGAGTGTAAGTTTGTGTTACATTAAATGAAACATCAACCCCATTATTAGTTTCTGTAACTCCAACGGTATCAATACATTTAGTACGTCCATATAATTTAAATCCTTGACTAGCGTTGTCAACATAATTTTTAGTGACGATTTGATTTTCAGTAGCGGTGCCGGCGTCAAAATTGGGTAAAAATCCTTTTCCAGGTATAATAACATCAGGATACTGTCCTGCGTTGTTTCCACCCATTGCGATCTGATTGCTTCCAGTAATGGTTGCTCCATATCCGATAGCAGTTGAAAATTGATAAGTTTGCGATAAATTATCAAATGTAGTATTAGTTCCTAAAAATGTATTATAATTGCCATTATTGATTCCCAATGCGGCGTAAGCGCCAATTGCGGTATTTTGTTCGCCTTCATTAGTATAAAGCGCTTGAACTCCAACGGCAGTATTTTGATTTCCAACGGATTGTCCGACGACCCCTTCAAGAGCACTAGAACCGACAGCAGTATTAAGTGAACCAGTAGTATTATTACATAATGAACCAGCGCCTACAGATGTATTATTGGAACCAACTGTGTTAAAAAACGCCGAATTAGAACCGACAGATGTATTATTATTAGAGGTAGTATTTTGATAAGAAGCGTAAGCGCCTATAGCGGTGTTATTTATTCCTAAATTATTTTTTAAGGCATCATCCCCATAATTTGTATTGTTGACCATTATATAATTATTTAGTTATTATTTTTATAACATAAAAACAAATATATTTACATAGATTTTTACATAGATTTTTACATAGATTTTTACAAGTAAATAAAGATAAATAGAGAGAAGACAACATATTTTTCTTTAAATGGGTTATAATATAATATAATATAGTGAAACTCGATATAAAGGACTTTTCTCTCTAAATAAGAAATAAACTTCGCCATAAAAATGAAAACACTCAAATATATTTTTTATAGTTCGTATTAAATCTGTATGTATTAAATAATAAAATTGATTTAATAAATTATTAAAAAAAGTAATTTAAAAAGTAATTTAAAGACGATGAATGAAAATTGTTGCGCCATTTGTTTTGAAGAGTTTAAAGATAAAAATTTATATGTGTTAGAAAATTGTAATCACTTATATCATTATGACTGTATAAAAAGGTATGTAGAAACTGTGTTATCGACTGAAAAATTAATATATTGTCCATTATGTAGAACTGTATTTCGTACAATAGGATTCGAGAGAACAAATTTAAATATTATACTTGATAGCGCATCATTTAATTTACCGCGTGAATGTTTAATATATGAAAATTTAACAATAAGTAAAAAAATGTGTGAATTTATGAATTTACCTTATAATTGCTTATCGAATCGTTTTAACATATTAAAAAAAATATATAAATATATAGATGATAATGGATTAAAGTGTAACAATGAAATAATGTGTGATAAAGTTTTAAAAGAACTATTTAATATTGAATGTAGAGAGAAAAATACAATTACATATAGAGATATACAAATGTACATAACGGAACATATAGGATAAAAATGGATAATATGATAAAATGAAGCAATTTCGCAAAGTATGAAATATTTTTTTAATTGAAGTAATATATGTCATATGTATATTTATTAGTTTCAACAAATGGTAATACTTATGTAGGCGCCACAAAAAATCTAGAACGTCGTTTAAGGCAACATAATAAAGAAATAAAAGGCGGCGCTCATGCGACTGGTATTAAAGTGTCGCAAGGTGAAATATGGACAAGAGTAATACATGTATCTGGATTTCCAGACTGGCAAGCAACACTACAATTTGAATGGCGTTGGAAACAATTATCTCGAAAATTATCTATTAAATTGGAACCATTAGAGAGAAGAATAATAGCTTTAAAAGAATTATTGGATTTACCGCAATCAACTTCTAAAGCAAAACCATATTCCGAGTGGTTAACGCCTCCTGAAGTCCATGTAGAAACTGATAATGCGAAAATATATTATGATAAACTATTTAAAGAAATACACAAATAAATCGCAAATATTACACCGACCGGAAAGAAAAATGAAAATCCCGAAGATGAAGAGTTGGTCGGTGAAGTTTATTTACATTAAATTTATTGCTTATCGAGTAGTTCTTTCATAATTTTTAATTCATCTGTTTGAGTTTGAAGTATATTTTTGGCTAATTTCGCAACGTGATAATTATCAGTTTTTTTCAATATTTCGTCGCTTGTAAGTAATGCCATAGAATGATGTTCAATCATACCTTCTAAATATTGTTTATCGCCAATAGCTATTTGATTTCTATATAAGTATATAAATAACGCTAATGAACTAAAGAAAATAACGTATAAATTAGCGCTAAAAACACTATAATGGTGATCATGCATCATTATTTCTAATAAAACCATAGATACAGCCATAATTGTAGACATATACACTTTTCCGATGTTATTTGTTATGTATATATTACTATTTACCATAATAGGTGGCATCAAAAAATATTGAATAATAAAACTTCCAATAAACATAATAATTAAAGAATTTGTTAATTTCATATACTATTAATCTATAAAATAATTATTAAACCAATGTTAAAGATATTAAATACTTAATGAGTATTAAATAAATATAATGAAAAATAACAAAATTTATGAAGATAATTTAATAACCGATGAAAATTGTGAGGATACATTGTATAATATTGAAAGAAATAACACAAAACATAATTATGAACATAAAAATGAATATAATGGCAAATTTAATTATGAAAAAAATCCTATAAAATTTATTTTATATACATCTGGCGCTGTATTGGTATTTATCGGAATAGTTTTACTTTTGATTAATTTATTATAAAAATAATACGATATTACACTTTTATAATAAATAAAAAAATTGAAATCAAATTTTTGTTTTATAATAAACAAACAAATAAACAAACAAAGTAAATAACAATGATTGGTAATATCATATTAAATTTAACATTATGTGTAGTTGTATTTGGTCTATTAATAATGTTTAAGTGTGTTTTAGATGAAATAGTTAATATTATAGACCATAAAATTGTAAAACTATCTAATGAATTAGATAATGTGCGGCATGAAAATGTAATAATGAAAGATGAATTATTATTATTGAGAAACGCTAATAATTCTTTAAAAATATCTAATCAACGTTTAAAAAATCAGATTACAAATATAAAAGTCAGATACAATATGTCTAATTTCGATTATGACCTATAAATAATTTCTACTCTACAATCATAACTATAAAAATAGTTTATTATTATTTGTTTTTGTATTTATATTGATTTCTTTTCAATGTTTTATTTTTTATTTTCAATAAATTTTTTTTGGTTCTTTTTTTTTTACATGTTAAAATAAATTTACGAATACTTTCTTTTTGAGATAACATCATGTCAACAATATTTTGAAAATATGAACGAAATTGTGGGCGCATTTTTTTTAATTCATCCACTGAAATCCATCTTATTTCTGCTTTCTCAAATATTTTTGTAGTTTTAAATACTTTCGCAGGTAATCTTTTTTGTAAAAATTTTTGATTATTATTATAATAATATGGTAACCAATGGTTATATTCAAACGGAAATATATGCATTCTGTATGTTTTATGTCCATCACTTTTATAATCAATATCATATGTCCCAGATTTTTTTAACATTTTTCTTACGTCATTATCACTACCTAAAAACCCAGTAAATTCTTCACCTGCTTCTCTTATGGCAGTTTCTAGAAATGATTCATTATTATCAGTTCCGCCGCCAAAATCAGAAAATCCGGGTGCTGAATCTTCATATTTTCCTTCTTTACCGAATAAAAAATATAATTTTCCATTATGTATAGTTGTAGGTAATATACCTGCTCCCATTATATAAAGATAATAAGAAAATAAGTAAATTATAAATTATTATACAATAAAATAGTTTAAATAATATAAATATATATTTATATTATGCAAAATCAAATAGTTATTGACGATCCTACGATAGTATCATACTTTAAAGAAAATTCACATCTAGATATCATAAAAATGAACCATGTTCTAATTTACATTTTAAAAAGTTTATCTAAAAATAAAAATAATGATATAAATACAGACACTAATTCAAAAATAACGGATTCTTTAAGTGTATTAAATAATAGCATTAATTCAATGAAACTCGAATTTATTATGAAACTATTTGAAATAAAGAAAGAATATACAGAAGACATTAAAAATATGTTTATAACTAACTCATTAAAAAATAATGAAAAATTTATTTCTATTATAGAAAAAAATAATGATAATATGATATCAAAAATGATACTTTCAATAAATGATATAATTGAAAAGTCTAAAGATAAAAATGCATTTAATAATTTTGAAACACTCATATGTAGAACTATTGAAGGTCAGATTATCAGAATGACAACATCAATTCAACAACCAATCTTGTCATCAATTAGTAGTTCATTAAATATTATAAAGGATAATTTTAATCAACAAAAAATTGTTCAACAAAATTTATATAATGATATTAATAATTTATTAAATTCTTTAAAAAATCAAGAGGACTCTAAATGTAATGATGATCCATACTTTATAATACAATCTTTAATGCCAACAGATGAGATAATAAAAAATAGCGATACAAATTTTAAAGTTAATAGACAAAATAAAGCAAATTCATCTGTCATATTTGAAATTAAAAATTGCTTAGAATCTGTCACTACAGATGAAGTAAATAATTTTGAACTAATTACACAAAGTCAAAAAACACATGGAATAATGATCTCACAAAAAAGTCCTATTACATATAAAAATAATTATCAAATAGATATTAATAATGAAATAATAAATATTTATGTGACATATGCGGAATATAGTATAGAAAAAATAAAAATCGCTCTTGATATTATTGATAATCTTAATTTGGTATTTAATAATTTAGAAAACAAAAAAGATTTAAATAAAACATCCGAAATATTAGTTAAAAAAGATAATGTAGAAACTGATAATACTGGATTATTATGTACTTTTTGTAATAATTGGAGTGGCAAAAATAAAATTAGTCTATCAGCGCATATTAGAAGTTGTAAATTTAATCCAAAAAATTTTGAAAAATAATTCTAAAAATTTAATACATATTATATTAAATTTATAGTTTTGACATATTAGAGTGTTATTATATTCGAGTGTTATTATATTCGAGTGTTATTATATTCGAGTGTTATTATATTAGAGTGTTGTTATTGTTAATGGATCTGAATATGTATATAAGTCCATCTTGTAAAGATTACTCAATAATTTATCTAAAACACTATATTGATAATTGTTATCGACCTCACCAGAAGTAAAAATATATTGAACCGTACCTCCTGCTACATTAGTATCTTTTGTATTTTCAAGGTATAAATTATTTACTGAAAATTGATATAAATTAGGATATAAACAACCTAACCCTGTTATACTACCAGTCATTGAAATAGATGTCCATATTGTTCCAGAATATGAGTAGGCTAATAATTGGTTAGAACTTGCGGTTAAACCACAAGCAACCCAAGATAATCCGCTCCATACAATTTTTCTTACGCTATCAAAAGGATTAGTTATTGTATTTTTAGATAGACCTATCCAATTACTAGTTCCACTTAATGAATACGCTAATGAGTTACTTCCTGAACCACCGATTAACCACATAGAACCATTACATTTAACACTTGTAGTGTCGCTAAATAAATTAGCGCTTACCAAACTCCATGAACCTAAATTACCTGTTGTTGAACTTATTATTTGATTATTATTTGAACCTTTACCAACTGCTATATAAAGAGTATTTGTTAAATTTCCTTCAATATCAATAATATAAGTATTTAATATATTTCCAGCACTTACATCTTGTGCAAATGTAAATGTTGTCCCTGAATTTGTAGCAGTTAAAAGAGTACTGTAAGTTGTTCTACTATTTAAACCTATTAACCATCTCTGAGAAGAATAACTATAACAGATAACATTTATCACGTTGTTCGCTGATAATGTAGACGTTGCTGTTGAGTAAAGAGTACTAGTAAATTGTGTCCAATTAGTTCCGTTTGTTGAATAAGCAAGTGGCCAACTATTTGCAGTACCATTAGAACTTATTTGACCGCCAGCCAAAAACATTAAAGTAGAAGCAGAAGCGTCACTATATTTATTATTATATTCTATTGAATTTACTGTTCCTGACACATTCGTACCAGCAAATATAGAAGATATGTTGGCAAATTGATTTGTTATATGATTAGCGTTAGGTGTTGTAGTTGAGTATGCTATACAATTAGTTGAAGATGTAAATGAACCATTTAACATCCATAATATACTGCCATTAGTTAAAACAAAACCATTAGCATCTAATATACTCGTCATAATTTGACCACTAATGTCATTTGTATAATTTATTCCGTCAGTTGAATATTTCGCATTACCACTACTGTCTCCTATAATGACATAGTTTAAGTTATTAGTATTTGAAAATGATGTTGGTGTTATTAATTGAATGTTATTTAAAAATGTACCTTCACCAATTGAAGTAGGATTACTTGGATTTGAATTTGTTGTGTCTAATGATAAATTTATAATTCTACCAACAAGGTTATTATATTCTGTATTTACAATATTACTTGTATTTCCCATAGTTGCGTTATCAAATCTAACAGCAAATGTATATGTTCCTGCTGATAAAGGATATGTAACACCAGTTGTAGGGGCTTTAAAAGTTAAATAGTTTGATGAACCAAAAGTAACATATAGTTGTGGTATTAAATTACTTGGTGTAGGTTTATTAAAATAAACTGTAAAATATATCTGATTAATATTACTATATTTCAATTTAGTTGTACCGTCTGTTCCTGTAGGATAAACTGTCCAAGCCATAGCTCCTTTATATGTCGTTAAATAATACCAACCATTTACATCAATTATATTTTCTTGAACCGGATATCTCGATATTGGTATCGGAGTAGCGCTGTTATTTAATGTTTTAGAATTTAGCGGTACAATCGTACCTACAACACTTGTATTACTTGCTCTTATTAGACTCGAATTTGTAGCGACTATAGACGAAGAGAGTGCACTGATATTAGTTGATAGAGAATTTACTGATGTACCTGTTGATGTAGAAAGATTTGAGATAGAAGTTGATAAAGTTACATTTGTATTAGATGTAGATGTAGAAAGATTAGAAATAGAAACAGATAACGCACTAACACTATTTTCCGTTAGACTTAAACGTGAAAACGCAGTCGAAGTTGAAAAAGATAAACTTGTTATGTGACTTGCTGTAGATGTACTTAAACTTGTCACACTACTTGTTTGTTGACTATTAATGGTACTTAAACTATTCAGTGAAACATCAGTAATAGAGAATCTTGTTGATGTAGATGTACTTAAACTTGTCACACT